ATCCTATTGTCAGGAGAGCACCCGCTACTGTAATTACGGAAAGGATCAGTTCGGCAGCGAGATCACGGTCATTGAGCCGTGCTACCTGAACGAGAATACCTTCGCCTACGACGAGTGGAAAGAGGCTTGCCGCAGGGCTGAAACGGCCTACTTCAACCTTCTGAATTGGGGTCTGTCCCCGCAGGAGGCCCGCGCGGTGCTCCCGAACAGCCTCAAAACGGAGGTCGTTATGACAGCCAATATCCGTGAGTGGCGTCACTTCCTGCGGCTCCGTACCTCAACCGGCGCGCATCCGCAGATACGGGAGATAGCTACACCATTGCTGCGTGAGTTGCAGCAGATCGTCCCGGTTTGCTTTGACGACATTCTTCCGAAGGAGGCTGACCATGAAACGAGCTGAGATTCTGGAACAGGCGCGTAAATGTGTCTGCGGAGAGCGTGAGCGCGAGTACGGCAGGCCCGAAAACAACTTCGCCCTTATCGGCAAGCTGTGGGAGGCGTACACCGGAATGCGCTACAGCGCGAAGGACGTTGCTATGATGCTGGCGCTCTTGAAGGTAGCCCGCATCAAGACCGGCGTCAAGGGTGACAGCTTCGTTGACTTGGCCGGTTACGCCGCCTGCGCTGGCGAGATCGCCACGGAGGCACCGAAGGCCCCGCCCGTCAACACCTGTATTTCCTGCGGCGCTGAAATCCCTGAGGGGCGGCAGGTCTGCCCCAACTGTTTGGGAGGTGATCCGCATGGCGAGAGATGAATGCTGGGACGCTCTCAAGGAGCACGCCCGGCAGAATCACAGGGAGCGGGTAGCGAAGAATCCCGACCGCATCGAGTATGCGATCCGGCAGCTTGAAGCCCACAACATCGAATATGTCCTGAAGAACGACGCCACAGGCCATTTCCACTGCCGCCGTAAATCCGACGACGCGCTGGTTCAGTTCTGGGCAGGCACCGGTAAAATCCTCGGCTACACACAGAGAGGCATTCACAACCTGATCCGCATTTGCGAGGAGGAATGAAATATATGAATGAGAAAAGCAGCGGTGGCGGCGGAATCGGCTTCGTCGGCCTGCTGACCATCGTGTTTATCACGCTCAAGCTGACACACGTTATTGCTTGGTCGTGGTGGTGGGTGCTGTCTCCGCTCTGGATCAGCGTCGCAGTGGTCGCATTGATCGGCGTTATCGCTGTCTTTGTGGCCCTCTTGCGGAAATGACCCGCGTTACCAACCACGCAGCGCGAAGAACGAAGGAACGTCTCGGCCTGCCGAAGAAGCTCTCCCACAAGAACGCTGAAAATGCGCTGCGGTACGGCATCCGGCACAGCGACACCAGCGGCAGCCTGAACCGGTACATATCGGCGCTGTACTGGAAGCACGAGACAGCAAATAATGTCCGTATCTACTGCAATAACGTCTATATCTTCCACGGCGAAACCCTTATAACGATTTTTCCGCTGCCGCAGAAATACCGCAAAACTGCGGCGCGGATCAATCGAAAAACCACAGAACGAGGTGAATTTGATGAAAATTCCTGAAAAGATCAAGATCGGCGGCAAGACCTACACTGTCGAGATCACCAACAAAATGGATCTTGGTATCAACAATGTAACGGCGGAAATCCTCTACGGCGACCTGATTATCCGCGTCAGCCCGCAGGCCGCGGCCAAAATGGAAGCCGATTTCATCCACGAAATGGTCCATGCGATTTATTTCGGCCTCGGCTACCGCGACCACGACGAAAAGCGTGTGGACGAACTGGCGCACGCGCTCCATTCGGTCATTGTTGATAATCCGGATGTGTTTGCGCCCGCTGAGGTCGGACGCCATGAGAGTTAAACAGTACAAGGGCACAGTCTACGGCGCTGAACTGACCGCCAAAGAGCGGCGCGCCATGAACATTGAGATCAACCGGCAAATCGTGGAGGCCGACCGCAAATACCTGAACAACGTTGATGCCATGATCCTTTATTTCCCGCACAAACACCTCGGCTTCGGGAAAAAGCGGCTTCGGCGCGCGTGGGAACAGTTTACGGTCATCCACGATGATCTGGTCAACTACTACGAAATGCCCGACGACGACGCATGGCTTGCGGATCGCAAGCTGAAAGAGATCGGCGTTGACGTCGCGGCATGGAACGCGGAAAGAGGAGACAGCCCATGAAAAACGACGCAGAAAGAGGCTCACTTATGAAAAGCGATACAGACATCCCGTGCGTCCAACTTTCTACTGAACAGCAGGCAACGGCCATTGAAGCCGCTTGCAAGGCCGCAAATCTCGACGCGCACATCACCAGAATCACGGCGAAAAGCAGGGCTGCCACATGGGCGGAAAAGATCGCCGCCCGCTTCAAATTGGATCGAGAAGACCTTGTGGTCAAAAACAGCTATATGTATTGTGACGCGCTGGATATGTGTTTCTTCTTTCTGAATGGCCGTACTCCCGCCTTCGCTTATGCCGGTTATACAGTTGTAC